AAACTTGATTTTGGAAAGCCATAGCCTGTTGTTTTACATGCTCTGGTGCATCCATAGATATTTCGCATATTTTCTTAGTTGCTTGCTCTGCCCAAAACTCAGGGTCATGTCCTTTGTTTTGTGTGGTATGAACACCAACTTTTCCTAATTTTATAAAACTATCTGTCATCCTTTGTATGGTTCTGGTGGCTCTTCATCTTTGTGTAAAACCAAACCATGCTCTGCTAATTTTTTATCAATATCTTCAAATGGTTCTATTATCCATCTGCCCTCATGTGGTATTGCTACTAAAGGCTTGTCTAGTCTATGAAAACCATACAGTCTATCAGTGGCTACTACATTAGAATCTAAGACAGTAGATCGTGAACTAATACCTACTATTATATCTGCTTCCATGCACTTGCATATCCAAAACTCAACACAAGCCCTTCCAGCTTCTGCAAAGTGCATATTTTCTTTATATGAAAAATCTATGCCATACAGGTCAATAGCACCTACTTTATTGAACAAAGCAAAAGCAATAGCGTAGGCTACTGTGTTGTTTAAGTAAGCACAACGAGTAGCGTTACAAACAGCTTCTATAGGATAAACCACAGCACTAGGCACTCTTTCATCTAATTCACAGGTATAAATAGGATAGTCAGCGGTTGGCAGTATTCTAGTCAACGCACCAGTCTGTTTGCCAGCATCATCGCTGTCAAAAAATCGACTGGCTGGGTCTAACATAAACATTCTGTCTGTTTTATAAACAGCAGCTGCTGAATTGATAGTCCAGACTTCATCCCAAGTTTTGCCATTTTCTATGCCTACAGCAAAATCTACTTGCGATATACCAAGTCCTACTATGGCAATGCGTTTGCCTTCTAACGATTCAATGGGTTGCATTAAGATACGCCAGTGCGTAACTGATCATATCTATATTCATCTCGTGTGCCACGACCTTCTGATAGAGTTTTCATTCTGCCAACTGCCTCCTTAAATCTAGCCTCAAACAGACCAATGACATCAGGGGGTTCTTTCAGAAAGATAGCTCCTTCTACTAAACTTCCATACAACAGAGCATCTGGATAATCAGAACTTAACACTGTTGTACCGCTGTCACTACCACTCGTTAACGAGGCTGGTTTATACAAATAATGTAATTCAATAGTATATGCTGAGTCTGGAACTGGAGCAAGTTCAAAAGAAGTATCATCAAACTGTGAATAATACTTAGGTTGCCCTGTAGCAGATGAAGAAGGTGCATACTCCTTAATAAAAGAAGCATGTTTAAAATCTAAGTAATCGTATGTACTACTGCTAGTAATTGCCAAACTAAAAGGTGCATAAAAATCTGTTGGTGTAGCCAAAAACCTATTACTAACTGTTAAAGTGCCTGTTACATTCTTTCTTTGAAAAGGCAGTTGAACCATATTAAATATACGATCTTCTGCTTCTTGTATAAATCTAGGCAGTTGCGTTGTGAAAGTAGTTTCAGAGACTTGTAAGTAGTCTTGAACTGCTGTTTTAAGTGTAGCTAGTGTAAAACTCATGTGGTTACTGTGACTGTTCCTATGCTTGCTGTCAATTCAAAAGAGGTAAGGCTAGTGCCTAATTTCCCATCTCCAACATTAGTATAAAGTGTAAAAAAATTGTTAGTGTCACTGCTTTCAACTCTTGCATCTCTAATGGCTTCTGGGTCAGTAGGTGAAGGTTTTGGCATGAGTTGTGGGTGTTTTGCATCCCACTGATCTTTACCAACTAGCAAACCATCCCAAGTTTTTCGCAAATCTTTATGCTTGTACCTAAAACCTGTTAAATCACAGATTCCATAGGCGTTTTTGTTTGATGCGAAAGCCATTATGCGTTGTTATAACTTCTTAAATTAGGTGAAATATGAAATGAACTTCTTTCTTCGTCTTGTGACAGTGCCCTGTTAAATTCCTCTTCGTAGATAGCTTTCAACTGACCTGTAAGTTGTGGTGCTCTTTTCATAGACATATAATAAGCCAAACCAGCTGTCAAACATGGGTAAAACCTAAATGGTAAATCCATCGTGTTAGTCGCTGAGTCAGCATCATCCATTCTAGTCAATACATTCATGTGCAAAGTGTAGGTGCTTGATAAGTCAGGTACTGGATATACTGTGACTGTAGGAGACAACTGTTTGTCAACAAAATACTGATTAGGCTTACCAGTGGTTGATTTGTTAGTTACATGTGAATACTCAGCTCTACTTAATCTGCTTAAAGGTATGTCAGTTGTTTCAGAACCAGATGTTTCTCTAATAAATACGTCTAGTACATCTATAGGAGCTGTAGAGTTAGTGCTGTCAATGTTGTAAGTAGATGTTGAAGCCACCATAGCTACTGTCTTTTCTGTTACAGTCCATTGGTTTAAGCCTCTGTTAGCCCACTCAGCCAACATAATATTTAAACTTCTGGTAGCACTTTTTAGGTCATAGCCAGTGCGTAGTTCTATGCCACATCTTTCAAAAGCTTCTTCAATGTATTCAGCTACATCAGGCTCAAAATTCTTACTGCTACTTGTTGCCATTATTTTTTCTTAGATTTTTTTAGTGACTTTTCTATTTGGTCAGCTTGCTTTGCGTGTAACTTTGATGCACCTCGGAGCTCTTTAACCAACTTTCTTTTTTGTGCTACTGTCAAATCAACCATCTTAATCTTCCTCACTATATAAATTATTAAAAGTTATGTTTGGGTCCATGTAACTTTCATGTTGTTCAGCTGAATGTGTCCATTGAGAAGGCATAAAGTCAGGAGCACCTTCACCAACTCGCCACAGGGCTGGGTTTGTTGCTCTTACTCTGTTGTTAGGTAAAGCTACAAAATTACCTGTCCACTCTCCAGCATCTGTTAAATATAACACATGTGACTGTTTATGTTGAGCTGGGTCATCAGCTATAGAATTATCTGTGTAGTCAACTGTAAACATATACTTTCCTGTTACAAACTCTCCTCCTATCTTACATATCCATGGAGATGAGCTTACCCTGTCCATAATAACCACAGAATGGTGATGACTCAAGCAATCCCAAGGTTGTGCTAAGTGATCTTCCATTGGTTCAGGAGGTTCATCTAGTGGTATGTCAGCAACAAGTGCCTGTATGGGCATCCTAGCCCACATAGCACCACCATGCACATTAGGTGCATCTTCCATGTCATCTATCTCGCAACCTGTAAAAACCACCTGAAAAGACAATGATCTGTCTGGTAGTGTATTAACAGCTATAGCCAAAGCGTGTAAATACTCACCATGATAATCACTATGGTTTGCTGTAAATTCCTTTCTTACCCAACATTTAAACTGCGGTATGTTTGATATTAAATACGCCACAATATTTAATCCTTATAATTTAGTTAAATCGTATAGTCGCCACCTCTGATAGCTGCACCCATGCCTCTAGCTACGCCTCTTCTCTTAACAGGTCCACCTTTGGACATATACTTAGTGCCTTTGCCTTTAGCCATACCACCTTTAGCCATGTATTTAGTGCCTTTGCCTTTTCCTTTAGCAGCACCACCTTTAGCCATATACTTAGTGCCTTTACCTTTACCTTTGGTAGAACCACCTTTAGCCATGTATTTAGTGCCTTTGCGTTTAGCCATGCCACCTTTTTTCATACCTTTAGTACCTTTCATAATAACTCCTATCTTCTGCCAAACAATCCCATGTTGCCTGATCTTGATTTTCTTATCTTACCACCTCTAGAGGCGAATGTAGAAACATTAGTTGGCTTACCACCAACACCTTGTTTTTTTGCTCTTTTGCGTCTTACAGCAGAAGAAATTTGTTTTTTGCTCATGCTTGCAGCTTTAGAGGCTGGTACACACTTAGGATAACCACGCTTAGAACCTTTGGTTTTAGACCTACCACATTTTTTGTAGCCACCACCTTTTTTTGGTGAACCTATATCAACCCAGTCTTCTTTAAACCACTTCGTCAAACTCATACTAACTTCTTGGTATTTTAGTTTTCTTACGTTTGTCGTTCATCATAGCACCACAGCCTCTGCCCTGTACCATGACTGTACCACCTTGGTTCAACCTTATTGCTCCACCTGTGGCTTTCTTTTTACCTTTGTACTTACCACCCATTTTTTTATATTCTTTAACCATGTAAGCATTTGCATAAGCTGACGGGTAAACATCAAACTTAGCTTTAGCCTTGCTTTTAGCTTTTCTATATAAACTTGGGTTTGCTACGCTCTTTGGTATTTGTGATCTTCCTGTTGCCATTAGCACTTCCACCTTCTTCTTGCTTGCCTAATTCTTGAATTAGGATTGTTTCTTGTTTTAGCAGAGCTTCGCTTTAATTGTCCAAGCGATCTTGCACAATAAGACTTACGCCTTTTCGCAGCTTTGCTACCTTTTTTTACTTTGCCTGTTACAGCAGTTTTTAACTTAGAGCCGGGATTAGCTTTACGATAAGCAGCTACGCCCTTTTTTGTCATGCCAGCACCTTTACTGGTAGGGCGGTAATTACCGCCCTTTCCAGTCGTTTTCCTTATAGGTTTAGCCTTTTTTTTTGGTTTTTTTACAGCCATTCATTAATAATTTTTATTCAAAACCAATATGATTGAATAAGTATCACCACTTGAATGTCCTACAGTTGTGAAGTCAATGTCACCTGTTACACCACTACCAGCGTTGTTAGGTATGCCTGTAAACAAGTCATAGTATTCATCTCCTGTACTATCTGCTGGTAAACCAGTCAAAAGAACATTTGTACTAGCATCAAATTCTAGGTTTACACCCATGCCTCTTGTAGCCCAATAAATACGAGCTACAGAGACTGAAGTGCAAGCGTCACCACTATTATTTGCTTGTAAAGCTGATACATCAACCTTTTTGACAGCACTTTCACCTGTGCCATCAGATACATTTGTAAACTTCAGGACAGCAATTTTTTGCCCATCCTGTATAGTTTGTGAGGTTACTGTGTCTGCCATTATTTACTCCTATGCGTCAGAGAAAGCTGGTGCATCAGCACCTTCTTGATTGCCCCATATATACCAATTAGTTGAATCTTTGGCTAGTATGTTAATTTCAAACAAACCAAAATCAGTCAAGGTAAGTATGGAGTTAGAGTTACCATCTGAATATACAGAAACATTATCTGCATTGGAGTCTAAATGGATGATACCACCTATGTAAAAGTTAGTATTAGAACCTGTACTAATCAACAAGTTTTCAGTTTCTTCAGCTGCACCACCATAAATTAGTTTGAAGTAAACTCCAGCAGATGGTGAAGGTAAAGTAAGTGTGCAATTAGCAGTCAATGCTGGCACAACTGAAACTCTGCCACCATGCGTTGCAGCTGTTAAAGATATAGCTGTAGTATCAGCTAGTGCCACAGGTGTGACTTGCATACCATTACCATCTAAAGTAAATGATGTGGTTACAGCTCCTGTTTTTTCTGCTTTTGAAATGACTTTAAAGCCATTTTCTGACCTTACAGGTCCATTAAATGTCGAATTTGCCATAATTTCCTCCTTTGGAAATACCCCTATCGTCTTGGCTTGTCTGCTAGGTCAGTCGATAGGTACAAGTTAAAAAGTCCTAGTAGTAAAATCATACTACTAGGGCTTTAGATTAGCAAATTAAGATTTGTTATATAATTTTAAGTTTTTTTCTTAAAATTAAAATTTGGTTCTGTTGTGATTCGTTTGGCTTGTCAATTTTTTCTAATCTTTTGAGTGCTCTAGTTCTTCTACCTTCTATTCCACCTGTATGACTAAATTTTTTTAATTTCATAAATACTCCTTTTTTGTTTAGCTACAGCCCATATGTTTCGTATGTTTTGTAGTCTCCAAGATGTTCCTTAATTAATTTTTTCTCTATGGGCAACAAGTCACAATCATGCACGTCTGCATATCCCCAATGTGACATAGGGTCTAACCCTTGGTTATGATATTTACGCATTAAGTTGCCAGACAAAAATTTATGATAAATTGTATCTACACCACTCAGTCTTATTGATATATCTTGATAGTGTGTATCTACTAGCTGACCCTCTTTGTAACGTGTTATTGGGTCAAAAACTATAAAGCTGTAGTCTTCGTTTGACAAAAGTTTCCAAGCCTTGTCCACCATTGGTTTTTTACGCACATATTGTTTCTTGTGCAAAATTTTTGTTTCATGTGAAACATTTGTGTTTTCATCTTTATAGCAAAGATAAATACTTCCACCAATTATTTCTATTTTTTTTGGTTTGTTATTAGTTAATCCCACATGGTTATAATATCAAATGTGTAGAAATTTGCAAGTATTTGCACAAAGAAAATAACAAAAAAAAAGGCAACCTAAGTTGCCCTTTTTCTGAAATAGTTGAGTTATAAACGCTATTTCTAATCGTTCTATTTATGCACCTTGTGACCCATAAATTCCTCTCCAATCAGAGAAACCAAAAGAATAACGCTCACGAGCCTTATATCTAATGTTTCCTGTAGCAAAGTCTGGTTCCATAGAAGTTTCCATAGCACTTCTTTGGAACATTTTTAGACCATCGCCTTGATCGGTGACAGAAGTTAACAGGAAGAAAGCATCTGGGTCTGTCAGATAATGATTTACTGAATAACCACCGGGTAGTACCCCTGTGCTTTTTACAGCATTTAAGTCATTGTCTGAAGTTCCAGTTCTTAGATTAGAATTTAAAATTCTTTCAGCAACGAAAACAAGTTCACTAGGAACAATCATTTTTGTAGCTTGAACAGAAATTGTTAATCCCCTGTCATCTGTGAATCCACTAATGTCAATCAACGCATCTTCTAGTGAAGTTTCGTTGAGGTCAGCCATTGATGTAGCTCTGTTAGCAGCTGAACCACCACCTGAAAGTGGGTGATCTGTTGCTATTAGAGATTTACCATCTCCACCAGTGAAACTGGATGAGAAAGCGTTATTCAATACATCAGCACCTTTAACTTCTTTGGTGTTAGCCATAGATTTTGCCAATGCTTTGACATACCTTTTGCCTAAAGAATCATAGAGGTTATCTTCAACCGCTTCTTCTGTTAGAGCAAACGCTAAAGCCACTGTATCGTGGGTATAACGTGCACTGTAACTTTCAGATGCGTTGTCAAAGCTAACACCTTGTCCTTCAGACTTAGTGGGTGCGGAACCAAATCCAGTTATCAACACCTCTTCTTCAAAGGCACGATTAGAGTCTTCTATAGAGAAGATTTCTTCGTACTCTCTGTTGTACTCATCGTAAGATAAGCCAAAGAGGCTGTTTAATCCGGGTTCTAACTCTTTAGCGAGTTGAGCTCTTGATATTGCCATTTTTTACCTACCTTATGCTAGTCCAGCACCTTTTTGCCCCATGATGTGGTTTTGAATCACACACAGAACATTGGTGTTGGATGATGAAACATCATCGTTATCAGGGTCCTCAGAGATGTCTATTGCTTTAAGAGGAAGAGTAGCAGTGGTAGCACCAGTAGTTACATCTAGCTCGGCATTAGACCTTCCAGAGGCTGTATCGCCAACAGGAGAGCCGTCAACAATGTCAAAATTTCCAAACAAGTCAGCAACAGGCATTGCTGCGTCTGCTTGTATTTCAAAAACGACATTGGCATCGTCAATCACGTTAGCTACTATGTCAGAAGCAGATATGCTTCCGGGATAGTAATTTTTAAATACTTGTTCGCCAGTAGTTGGGTCAGTATAACTGACTCCATTAAACACTCCGACAATCGGAACAGTACCAGTGGCAGCATGTCGACCCAGAACACCAGCTGTTAATTGCGTCACGAGATCGCCATTATATATTGGTGTTGTGGCTCCACTAGCTATCCTGTATCTGGATTGTCCTCCAGAATAAGGTGCTCCGCCCATCATACGAACAGGTTTTAATCCAAATGGGGCATCTTTATTAGCCATAATTTTTACCTATTTATATTAGTTACTTTTTCCCAAAAGTAACATTAGACTTTCTTTGCGAGTCATACTTAACATACCTTCCATCTTTAGCTGATTCGTTAAACATATTATTGTCTAACGCTTCTTTTGCTTGTTGGTTTTTGCCTTGGTAATAAGCATTACGTTCAGCAATGGTTTCAAGTGGTATCTTCGCTAAGAGTAGTCCTTCGTTATATACAATACCAGTATGTCTGCCAGAATCCATAGTTGGTAAGTTAAAATCTTCAGGTAAATCAGAACCTTTTACAAGTTCCCAACCTTCTCTGAGTCTTCTACTTACATTTGCCCTATCCTCTTGCCCCATCATTGATTCTCTTATCCAACGATATTCATATCCTTCAGGTGCTGGAGGTGTTTCTAGTTTTCTTACTGGTCTCCATGGGGTTCTACGAGTTTCTTTAGCGTGTGACTCGGATTCACGAGATTTTCTGGTTGTAGTTTCTTGTTCTATTTCGTTAGTCATTTTATTTTGCCTCTCTTTGTGAAATTTTTTGTTTCTCTTTAGCAACAGATTTTAACCATGCCTCTTCAGACATATTATGTGGTTTCAATCCTCTGAGACGTTCAACTTCTGATTTAGAAAAAGTCACTCCTGTCTTCTTGCCTTGTGTTTTTTGACGACTTCCTACAGAAGTTGAAGCGACTCTTTGCACAGCGGGTCTGTCTTCATTTTGAACGTCATTATTGCCCTGTAAATCAGGGTAAACTTTATAAACTCTGCTGTTAAGCTCACTGTAATAGTCATCAGAGTCAGCTTCATAGCCTTCGTTAATTAGATTGTAATGTGTGAAATAAGCAAATTGTGTTGCTTGTACATTATCCTCGTTACTGGTGTCACCATACCACTGGTTCTTTTCGTGCCAGCTTTTAGCTTGTGAGCTAGGTTCTACAGTAGTTTGTGTTTGTTCTTGATATTGTTGTTGTTGAGGAACTGGCTGTGGATTTTGAAAAGTTTGTTGTGCCTGTGCTTCAGCCATCCTAACCTTTTCTTTCTGTATGCTTAAATCACTTTTAAGAGTATCAGCTTTAGACATCAACTCAGCATCGCCAGAATCAACTGCTTTTCTGTACAAGTCATCAGCTTGCATCTCTTTAGCTTGTATTGCTTCCTTTTCTTTCTGTATCAAGGTTTGGTGCGTTTGCATCCTTTCTTGAGCCAAATAAGCTGCTTCTTGCTCTTTTGAAGCTAGTCTACGCTCTAACTCAGCTGCTTTTTCTTCAGCTTGTCTGTTGCGTTCATTCAACTTATTTATTCTTTTGGAAACAGATTTAGTATAGTTTTCTAGCTCATCATCTGGGCTAGAGTCTACTACAGCCTCCTGTTCTACTACCTCTACTTCAACATCATCAGCCTCTGGCTGAATTTGTTGTGCATTTTCTTGTTCATTCATCATAAACTCACTATGTCATCAGGGTCGAGAATTGTGGCTATCACTTCATCATCATTGATGATGCGAACCTCTGCACCTTCCTCCAATTTAAACCTAGAGCCAGAGTAACGCCCTATTAAAACCCATTGTTTCTCCTCACACCAAGGTTTTCCACTAAATCTTTTCGTATCTTTGTAGCAATCAGGTCCTTGCTTAACTACATAAGCAACTACAGTTGCTAGAGCTTCACGATCTACAGTGCTTTGTGCTAAATGTATGCCACCTTTAGTGGTTGCTTTACCAGTGTATGGTAAAACCAACATACGCCAACCTGTTGGTTGTGGCATCCTGTCTAATACTGATTTTTCTAATAAAGTAGGGTCAAGAACTCTTGCCTCTTCTTGTATGTAAGCATCTGCAACTATGTCGTTTGTGGATTTAAGTTTTGCCATTTAATCTTTTTTAAATAAATTCTGTAATTCTGTTTTCATATAGTATAAAGCAGATAGTTCTCCTTGCAAATATTTATAATGTTCCATATCTTTTAAACCACCTGACATCATGGTTTCGCCTATCTGAGACTCTCTTTGCGATATGATTTTTTTAACTGCGTCAAGCAACTCATAATCATCAGCCATTATTTTTTAGCCTTAGCTGGTCTGCCTCTTTTTTTTGCTGTAGTTTTAGCTTTTGGTTTTGCCTTTGATTTTGGTTTTTCTTTTACCACTTCTTCAACAACAGGCTCTGGTTGTGCTATTCGTGCCAGTTTATCTGCTATTCTTTGCTCATTAGCCAATAGCTTGGCAGCTTCTTTTTGTTCGTGCTCTGCTTGTGCTTTAGCTTCTTGTTCTCTTTCAATTTTTTTAGCAGCTCTTAGTTCAGCTACTGCTTTTTGTTTAAATGATGTCGCCATAATTAATTCCTCGTTTTTGTTCCTAATTCCATAAGCTTTAAATCAGCATTTTGCTTTAATCTGTCTATAGCTACATTTAGTTTATCATCAGCTATATCTTTTTGCACATTTATGCGTTGTTCTTGCAACATGTTCTCTTGCATCTTTTCTTGTGCTCTTTGATTTTGTTTCTGAATAAACTGTTGTTGCTCAATGTCTAGCTCCTTGTCTTTTAGGTCGAGCTCTGACTTTCTTATATCAACCAATGGGTCGTTACTCTCACCTTGTCCTATAGACTGTAAGAACTCTGATGTAAGTTGTGCCATGATAGGTGCACTGTATTGGTCTAAAGTCATTTGTATTTGTTGTTGCATTTGCATAACTTGGTCTGCTGGCATTTGTTGCATATCTGCTTGTGCTTGTTGTAATTGCATTTGCACTTCTTGTGGTATCTGCTGACTGGCTATTTGTGATGATAAGAACTGTAAGTGTTGCATACAGTGACTTATGATTATTGATTGTATCTGTGGGTTATCTTTAACCACTTGTGTCAAAAACAAACTCTTATGTGTTTCTAAGTGTGCTTCATGGTTCTGTCCTTCAAAAGCTTGAGCTGGCATACCTAACATAAGATTACTGTTCTCTAAACCAGCATCAACTGGTTGTGGTGTCATGTCAGGTGGTGGAGGTATAAGCGAGTCTACGTTGTCCACCCCAAGAGCTGCGTACATTCTTTTGTATGCTTCGTACATGCCTTGTTGTCCATGTATTTGAGGATTGGATTGAACCATCATCAATAATTCTTGTGCTAGTGTAACTCTCTGACTTTGTGAAAATATGTTGGGGTCTGATACAGGTACGATGTCAACACGACCATCAAAGTCTTGTTGTTTAATTTCATTAGGAGCTGTTCCAGCTTGGAAAGGGTAAGATGGTGGCAGATACTCTGCAAACACTTTAGCTAAGAGTTCAAACTCTATTTTCTGTGCGTAGTGCAATCTTTTGTGGATAGCACTCATGACCTTAGTACCTCTTTCTAAAAGAGCTACAGTAGTACCAACTGGCATAGCTTGGTTGCTGTCACCTACATTCATGTCAGCAATAGCTGCGAATCTTTTACCAGAATCGACCAATAAACCAAGTAATTGCATTAATACATTGCTTGGTTCTTTTATTGGTAAAGGTATAAGGTTTTCTCTTAGAGAGCCACCAGTCGTATCTATGTCTCTAAATTCACCGGGTTGTAAAGGCTCATCCTCATCTCTGATTCTCATGCCTCTTGCTTTAAATCCAGCTGGTAAGTTAGCTAACGTACCAGCATCTATAAGCTGTCTTAGTATAGAAGTAGAAGCTTTAGATAAACCACCAATCATATGTGAAAGACCTAAGCCATAGAATCCTAATCCCGGTAAAAACTTATATTGCACAAAATAATTGATTTTGTTCTTGAGTGGGTCTTGTTCTAAGTAGTTTCTTCTAATAGCTAGAACAGTCTCTGAATTTTCATCTATGGTGATGATATAAGGCAGTTTAAGACCTGTAGGTTCACCATTTGCATCCAAATCTTCAAAGCCTTCTATGTCTAAAACAGTATGTATTTCGTATATAGTTCTATTTCTATCTTCTTTGTAGCTTGGTGAAACACCCTGTATTTCATCTATAGCACCTTCTATGTCAGATGCGTCTTCGCCATAGTCTGTCTCAGGTATATCTACATTTGCATAAAAACCTGTTATTTGTTGTTTCTTGACTTCATTTAAAGACATACTAATAGCATGTGTAATTCTTTCAGCTGAAGACATGTCAGAGGCTTCGTAAGGCACGATTAAATCTTCTGGTGGTATAAACTTAGATACAGCCTTGTTTGTAACAAAATCAAAATAAACTTTCTTAAATGCAGAACCAGCCAGTGGTAAATAGAACAGTAACATGTCTAGCTCAGGGTCATACTCTTTCATTACATTCATGATGTAATAATTCATGAAGGCTTGTACTCTTTCAGCCTGACTTTCTGTTTCTATAGTTCTAGCACCAACAATTTCTGTCTTTACAGGACCTTTGGCTGGCAACATCTCTTTATAACTCTGGGCTTGGAACTGTGTAACTGCTTCTGCTAATAAAGGATGAACCACACCAGAACTACCTTCAAATGGCTGTGACCTAGTTTCATCAAACTTCATGCCAAGATACTCAAGACCTTCTTTGTAAGTTTTTTCCCACTCACTTCTGGATTGTTTGTCACTTTGTATAGAGCTCATTAAATCAGAAGCTATCTTTTGTAAAACATCTTCATCTATAAATTCTACTAAGTTAGAGTTGAAATCCATCTGAGGCATGGGTTGTTCTAGCAACTCATCGCCTACCAACACTTCATCTTCACTAACAAGTATTTCAGCTGCGTCTGTAATTAATTCTTGTCTTGTTGGTTCTTGCTCTACTACAACAGCAGAACTTTGTTCCATAATATCTGGATTGTCTTCTGTTCCTAATTGTTTATCTACTGCCATAATCTTTAGTGTAGCACTCTAGGTCTTATCTCGTCACCTAAAGAAACTAATTCTGTCAATTCACCTTCTAGTATCAATCCTTGTGATTCTGCAATCAACTGAGCTTCCTCCCAAGTTTCTGCATGTATATCAGGTCCTTCATATTCTTTTGTGTCGTGCACAAATGTGGTTAAAAATATCTTCATTAATAATACACTGTTCTGTTTTTAGATAAAAACTTTGCTTCATCTTGATAATCTTCTTTCAAAGACAAAAAACCACCTTGTCTGAATCTCATCAAAGCCATAGTTGTACTATCACAATAGTCATCATTATCGCCAAATGGAAATGATGCTAATTCTTCTCTTACTTCGTCTGCAAAGTCTTCATCAGGAGCCCAAACCATACCAGATTCAAATATAGGAGCAACACTGTTCATTCTTGCTATCTTGTCTTGTCCTCTACTGGGTGAATAAGATGTAACAGGTATGCCCATACGTCTTAGCTCTTGTGTCAATGGCGTTCCTGATGCTTTAGCCTCAATCAACACACAATCTGGTTCCCAATACTTGTATTCATCAAAAGCTATTCTTTTAAGCTCAGGAAAATCTACCCTGTACCTTTTGGCATCCAACAGTATTATTTGGTCAACTTCATCACGATCTTGAAATATAGCCCATGTAGTGATAGCAGAATAATCAGCTGTTTCTTTCTTAGAGAAAGCAGTATCGTAACTTTGTATGACATAACTGTAATCAGGCACGTCTTCGCCTTGCCATTGTTGCCACCATTCTCTTTTTACAATAGAACCTTCCTCAGAAGTTGGGTTTTGCATCCACTGTGCGTTCCATTTAGATACTGGCAATGAAGCTTTAACTGATAACAATTCTTCTTTCTTCCAAAATTCACCCCACAAAGGATTTTCACTTTCTGGTAATATCGCTGGAAACTCGACAACTTCCCATTGGTCAGCATTGTCATCACCTTGTTTCTTCAAAACTTTACCTACCAAGTCTTTGGTACTCCAACGTGTCATAACTATCACTATAGTGCCACCGGGTTGTAGTCTTTGCCTAGGTCCTGATGTGTACCATTCATAAGCAGACTCTAGTGACTTTGGCGACAAGGCATCTTGCTCAGAGTGTGGGTCATCTATAATAAGTAAATCAGCACCACGACCTGTAATTGCACCACCCACACCAGCATAGAACGATTCACCATCTTGGTTTGTTGTCCATCTACCAGCTGATTTGTTATCTGCCTGAAGTTTTAAATTTGGAAAAATAACTCTGAAATCTTCACTATCAATAAGATTTCTTACCTTTCTACCAAATCGCACAGCTAATTCTGCTGTGTGAGTACACTGTATTATTTTTAAAGCACCATTTAGACCCATCATCCATGCTGGAAAAAATGTTGACGCAAATTCAGATTTAGAATGTCTTGGTGGTAAGCACACAATTAGACGTTTTAGTTTGCCTTGTGCAATTCTATTGAATTTATCTGCAATTATTCTGTGGTGTCTGCCTTCTATAAAAGTGTCACCCCACATATGTTTTACAAAACCCATGAAGTCGTTTTGACAAGAATCTTGCTTGTCTAATTGTTCGTAACGACTAAGTAAAGCTAGTGCTTCTGCTTTGTCTTGTTCAGAAAGAATATCAAAATCTTTTAATGATATGTCGCTCATAACTTAGTCAGGTTGAGTAACTAGGTAGTGACATAGTAGCTACCCAACCCTAAACACAATGTGTCTAGGGTCAGTATAGTGCATTTGTCTGACATGCTAAACCTCACTCCACTCTTTACCTTGAAATAGTAGAGCTTCAGCTTCACGTCTGCGTATCAAACCAGTCAATACTTCGCCATTTGCTTTGTTCCATCGTTTGATTTGTTGTGGCACTTCTTCGTATTTGCCTTCGTTCAAGACCTTGAGCAACGTAGAACTGCCTAAGTTTGAGGGTCCTAAGTTATACACCCATGCACAAAGAGCGTCATATTGACTTTGGTTAAGCTCTACCTCAACCATGTCATCTATGTAACTTTCAAACTCAATCATTTCTTCTTGCAGTAAATAGTTAGCTTCATCTTTGTTAATTTTGTCACCTTCTTTGACATCT